TTAAATGTACCTAACGAACTAGATTTAAAAAATAAATCTAATTTTGATTTACTGTAAGTTGACAATAAAAGATCACCAATTGCGTAACCTGCAAAATCTGGTCTGACATCTATCTTGCCTAAAGAGAACATTACTATTGCTTTTAACTGCTGCAAACGACCCAAGCTAAGAAGTTGTGACCATAACAACTGACCATTAACTCTTATACCTCCAACAGTTGGCCCTATATCATTTTGATTTGCAAAAACTAATGGTATAGTGTCTCCCAATGTTGCTAATTCTTGAAGGCTATTAAAAGCAAATTGAGGTGCAAAACGCTTGCTACCAATAGCATCTGCACCTTCTATTGTTGCACCTTGTTTAAATGGCTTTGGTTTTGGCGTTAATAAATAACCAATTGCTGTTAAAGCAACAGAAACAGCAATTTGTCCTAACGCTGTTAGTCCTCCTGCTGCATTTGTTAATGCAAACGCTCCTGCGGCTGGCCCTGCTTGTATATCAGGAATTAATTCATATCCTTCTTTTCTTTGACCGTTATAAGCAGCAGTCTGATCTACAAAAAACCAATACTCATCTTCACATAAACCTAACGTCTTACATAATTCGACTTCCGAGGGTAGTAACAACCTTCGACCATGAGGTTGTCTAATGGACTCCAAATGACCACCGACTCTTCTAATCTTTTTTGGTAACTCAGCCATCCTTCCTCGTAATAAGCAGCCATGCCATAACCATTATTTGATTTGCATAAGGCTATTGCTCCTAGTTTAGGGGGTGATTCAACTCCCCACCTATTTAATTCTTCAAAAAAGATACTGTAATCTTTTTTTCTTAACCTTCGATACCAATCTCTTTTTCCTTTTGGAACTGTAAATCCATAGTTTGCTACTACTGTACGAACCAATGACAAACAATCTCCAGCTCCATGTGTAACAGGATCAGCACCTAAACGATAAGGCAACCCAATTAATTGATCTGGCCTCACCTGCTTTGTATCGTTCCAGTGATAGGTAAATGACCAACCATTGCTGTAGTTAAAACTTTGTTAGGGGCATTGGCTCCAACTGCATCAATAGCACTACTAAGTAACACCTCTACAGTTGTTGGATCGTATGACAACGAAGCTGCAAGCCATGTTTCTCTTGTTAATAATTTATTAGTTGTAAAATCTGTATTCATTAAAAAAGTATCAACATCTATGTGATATTTATTATCAACAGCTTCTCTTGCATGATTCATTCCTATTGCATTATTAGCAAGAATTAAAGAAGACTCCATGTTGTCTCCTGATCTATTCCGAGCAGCACCTTGATAAATAAAACTTAAAAACAAGAAAGGTTGACCGTCAACAGTTATAGGTGTGTCTTGTTTACTATTCTGAAATCTATTTTGAATAGAACCAGTAGCTGTCCTAATTGTTAGAAAGTTTGTTATTGCAACAAGGCTCATAATCCTAGTGAAGACCTACGGCTACGTGAATTTCTTAATGAAGATATGGTACGAGATTCACCAACTGCTGCACCTCTAGCAGTAGCAGTTGCAATGATTTGTCCTACAGCAGACTTAGGAACAAACTCTTCAGAGTTGAAGTTCAATATAGGCCCAGAATAATTAACAGTAGTAGAACTTCCACCGCTACCTGCATAAGACGAACCAGTGCCAGGGATTACAGCTTCACCTCTAGCACCTGCTGAGTAGCGTTGCATACTTGAAGCCATCTTTGATGCAGGAATAATGTATTCGTCTTCTCCAGCTTCTCCTACAAGTCCTAGAGTTGGTCTTGTAACCATCCCTCCTGAACTGAACGGTTTAATCCCATTGGAGACATAACCTCCTTCTGCCATAGGCAAAATATTTGTAATTGCTGCTTTTAAATACATACTTGCAATTGACTTAGCAATACCAGCTAATGACTCACCTAATGATTTAGTTCCATCAATCAGACCTTGTATTGCACTTGTTAATCCACTCGCAATTTTTTCTTTTATATCCTCCCATTTCACTTCTGTTTTTCCTGTTTCATCAGTTAACGATTTTGTTAGTCCTAATGCCTCCGCTAATTTAGTGTTATTTTCTCCTAGTATTTTTGCTATTTCGAGAAGAGCATTCCTTCTTCTTTCTATTTCCTCTTCACTCTTACCTTCACTTATAGCAGTTCTAAACGCTAATTCTGCTTCTACTGCTTTTAGCTCTAAATACTCCTGTGTTTTACTAAATTTTTGTTCAATACCTGCAAGCTCTTTTGCTAATTCTTTATTAATACCCTCTGACATTAACTCTTTTATTCTTTCATTCGCTGCCACTTCCTCTTTTTTGTCTTTTAATAAAGCATCAGTTGAAGCTGTTAATATATCTGCTTCAGTTCTTATTTTTTGACGAATAGCAAATAATTTTTCGTCTAGGGTTAACTCTTGTGTCTTATCTGTTAAAAATCTCTTTCTGCTTCCTGTTACCTGACCCAAAGATTCTCTACGTTGAACAAGACCTTGAGCTTCTTCATTACCTTGTAGAGCAGAAAATCTTACTATCTGCCTTGCTTCGCCTTTTTCTAGTGCGTTCTTAACTCCTGTTATTTGAAGAATAAAGTTACCAAAACCTGCTGCTAGTGCTTGTAATCGTGTACCTAAGAGAGCAAACGCTCCACCCATTAACCTTGCACTTTCACCAAATTGTTGAAGAGCTTGAACACCTCTATCTCCTACTTCAAGTGCCATTATTTTCATCGCTGCGTTAAATGCAGCAGTCTTTCCTTTTGTCTGTTCTATTAAATTTAAACGAGCTTCTTGCACAGAACCTTGCATTCCCATTGCTTCTGTGACAGCTTTTGTGTCTTGAGCAAATGGCCCCATAGCCTTTCCTAGCTCTGAAGCACCTTGAACTAATCTGTCTAGTAAACTTCCTAAGTTAGTACCAACTAGAGATAGAGCAAAGCCAAATTGACCTCCCTTTAACCCACCCATAAAACCACCTAAAGCACCACCAGCAGCAGCTCCAGCACCTTGGCCAAATAGCAATGGGAAAGCTCCACCAATCATTGCACTTGCTCCAGCTCTTTCATACCTTTGCTGTCTTTCTCTGCCTCTACTAACTCTTAACTGTCTATCTAGTCTTCTCTGTCTTCTTTTCTCTTCTAAAAAAGATTCTTGATAAGCAGAGGATACTTGTGGCCCCTGCATAATTGGAGAACTCGGAGCACCAAATCGTTCTGCATTAATACTAAAGTCTCTAAATCCAGAACCTACTTTTCTTTGTTCTCTAAGTTTTAATATAATTTGTCCTTTAGCAACTTCTTCTTTCAACATCTTTAAATTCTTAGCCCTAAAATCTAACTGTTTATTTATCTGATTTGTTTTTTTAAGCTCCATTCTTTCTAAAGCTTTTTGCAGCCTTAATTCGTCTTGTTGAGCTTGAATACTTCTTTGTATTCTTTCTCCTACAGGAACACTTTGCCCTGCCTGTCGCCCCATTCCAAAATCAGGAATACGTTCTAAAGCTGATGCCTGTCCTGGGCCTATTGACCCTCCATATTGTGTTCTTTCTCTTATTCCTGCTCTAGCAAGACCAGCAACTCTGTCAGACTCTTTTATTTTTGCTACTAGATTGGCTCGTTCTTTTAACCCTTTATTTAATTCTTTATTAGCATCTATATACCTTCTTGCTGCAACAGTAGCCTCATCAGTACCTAAAGCAACTTCATTAAAGTTTTTAACCGCTAAACTAGCTACAGAATTCAAGTTATTTATACTTCTTACTACACCCTCAGAATTAGTAGAAAAAGCCTTTAAAAATACATTTAAAGAATCTACAGCTTTGGCACTATCTTGTATTTTATTTTTTAAATGAGCTAAATCATTAGCACCTTTTACCGCTACTTCAATGCTGGTTTTATAAGCCACGATTTTTAAAGACAAGCATTACGCAACAGTCTAGCGGAGTCTCTTCGCTCTATCTATTTCTTTCTGCTGATCTTCGTTAAGAACTTGAAAATAAGAACTCCATCCAAGTATTTCTTCTAACGTCATTTGTCTAACTTCTGCAAGAGACTTCCCTAACTCTTTAGCGATGCCAAATTGAAGCATCAACAAGTTATCTTTCCGAAGCTCTGCACTTAGAATTTTGGGTCAATAGGCTCTTCATCGTCACTAATAACAGCAAGCATTAACTTCTGTAAATCTGCATCTCTCACTTCATTCTTTAGTACATCTATTTCGCCTAAAGCAAATAAACGCTGCCCGTTCTCATCTTGTGCTTTTGTCATTAACAAACGTAGTGCAAACTCATTAGCATCATCTCCTTTTGCTCCTTTTTGTGCTCTTTCTCTTTCTGCCATCGTCAAAGGTGATACCCACATTTCAAATACCGTTCCATCAGTTAATTCAACTTCTTTTTTTGTTGATTCTAAATTTGCAGCCTTCTTAAGTCGATCTATTGCTCTTAACGGTGATCGTGTAGATCTAGGACTAGATGTCATGATAAAAATTTATACATTTTCATTCTAACCTAATAGACAAGAAAAAACCCTGCACAAGGCAGGGCTTCTGGAACATTCCAATTCCGTTCTTATTATGAACGACTAAAATCAAATGTTGGGACACCAGCAGGACGGAAGTTAACTGTTACTGCTTGTGCATCATCAGGAGTAACACCTAAAGAAGCAGAAGTTAATGTTGCGTCAAAGCTAATAAAGCGACTAAGAGTGTCACTTACAGTTCCACCACTAAATACACGGTCTGTATAAAGTTTAAACGCTGCACCAACTTGTTGACGCTGAAGAACATCTTCAATCATGCGATTAGAAAGAGAAGCATCTTCATTTGTCATGTAAGCAGTTGCACTACCTGAACCATCACCAAATCCAGCAATGTACTTTCTAAATGGAACGTACTGGCCAGGATCACCACCGATTGTAGTTACATCAATTTCAGCTCTTTCAATTTCAAAAGACCACTCACTTACTTGACTAACTGATTCAAAAGCAGCATAAGCAACTTGAAATTCATTAGGAGCTGCGGCTGTTCCAACGTCAGTTAGGTTTACAGCAGAACCACCAGCAGATGCAGATACAATTAATGCTCCTGTTGCTGCTGTGTAAGTAGTAACGTAATAAGTTGTTCCAGCAGTTAATCCAGCAGGTAAAGTTCCTGTTCCTGACCCACCTGTAGAAGAATCAATAACACTAAACTTAACTGGATCTCCAACCTTAAGATTCAAGTAAGTTTCAACAACCATTGTTTCAGTACCAATGGTTACATCACCAGTACCAAAAGTTCCTGTTGTCCCTGCTGGTTTGTAATAGAGAGCACCTGATGTGCCAGATAAACATGTAACGGCCATAAGGCTGCTTGTAGAAATTTACCTATAGATTAGCTCAAAACTGTTGAAATAAAAGAAGTATCTATTTCACCCATAAAAAGAGGATTACCTTCTGTTGCAGAAAAAGTTGGCCCATCTATTGTTCCAATCTTTGTAAACACACCTGTAGTCCCTTTTGTTGAGTTATTTAATGTTTCTAGAACACCTACAGCAGTTGTAATCAATGTTTGATTTCTAGCTGGCCCTCTTCCTTTTTCAGTAAAAACACTAATAACAATTAAACCTCTAGCAGTATCAACACTAGACGTAAGAGTTGGTTCATTTGTCGTTCCAAACCCAATATCTACAACAACATATTCAGTTTCACTTCCTAATGGAGCTGCTGTAATGTTATTAAAAAATACTGGAACAGCAGGACTTAACGCTCCAAAAGCAGTCAATAATGGATTTTCAATAGTAGCTCGGATTGATTGATAGTTCATTTAACGATTTCTCATTATGTGATAACCAGTAAATTTATCCATTTCTATTTTAATCGTACGATCCATTTTTCCTCCTCTAATATAATGCTTAAACCAATGTAATTTTGCTGTTCTAGAAGCATTTGAACCTTTACCAGTATGAATACTTCCTCTTAGCGTTGGGTTTGCTCTACCTCCTCTACCTATTTCCCATTTACTTAAACCTAAAGAAGTTTTAGGCTCTGGTGTTGGTCGCATAAACTTATCTCTTTTTAAATCCATTGCTTGAAGCTTGACAGGAGAAATATTTTCTATATGAAATACAACGCTATCTTTTAAAAACGCACTTTTTAATACTTCTCTGCCAGTTACACTAGGCAAATTTATTTTTGTAGGATTACCTTCTCCTTCAGGACTTTGACATTTAAAAACTTTTCCTGAAGGTGTTGTTACTTGCCATGAATTAGAAAATTTACCTGTCCAACTTGGCCCTGCCTGTTGCAATTCATTTACTATTTTACCTGCTGTAAAAATAGGGCCATGATAAAGAGTGCTTGCAGCTACTCTATCTATTTCTTTTAATAGTTTATTAAAATCGTTTCTAGCAGGAGCCATTACTGCGGCCTCACGATCAATGTATGAAATATAGGCTTATCTCCTCTTGCTGTTTGAATATTGATGATTTTCCCTTCCTTAGTAGCTCCTGCTTGTGGATATTGAATACGATCTGCCTCTGTCGGGTAATAATCTCCTAATTCATTCGCTCCAATAACAACTTTTAAATCAGTCGTTTGATATAAACCATCATCTTCACTTGAATTAATTTGTGTAATTACTCCTTTAACACTTACGTTTGTATCTGCTCCAGTAACAGCCCCCGTTGTTGGGTTATATGTTCTTGGAGTTGTGGTTTTAACAAAAGTTAATGTCTGACCCCAAGCACTAAGAATACTTGCTGGGACGTTTCCAAATACATCATCAATTTTTGCCATAATTAACCTCTTACCACTCGTACTTGATAGCCGCCAGCTCCACCAA